CCGCTGTGTTCACTTGATGCTGCGCATCAAAGCGCCGCGCCTCTTGGTTCAATGCGAATTCACCTAGCGTGATGTGTGGCGTGATGCGCGATGCAAACGAACTAGATGGCGTCAACTTGGCCGGTTGCTGTTGATGCTCAAGATTGCCAGTAAATAACCGCACCTCAGCGGCACGGCGCCTCGCCAGCCCTTCTAGCGTTTTGCCGTCAGCTTTATCCCACTTGGGCAATTCCTCTGGCACAACTACGCTGGGCGCCTCGCCAGCCGCCAGCCGCTTGCGCAACGTGGACTCCTCTACGGCACCAAGTCCTACATTGAAAGCCCAAGACACCAGCGCAGCTTGCTGATTGGGTTTCCATGCCTTCATCAAAGGCAGTAGGCCAAATAGGCCAGGGGCGAATAGGTTTTCGACTTGATCGCAAAGCAGCTCCTCGGCCATCTGCTGCGTGATCTTGTCGCCCATGCGCACTGGTGCATCAATCAACCGCGTGGAGCCATAGCCGATGGTTGGCACGCCAGCTGGGCATCGGTATGCCTCAAGCCGCAAGCCTTCAAATTCGCGGATGACCTTGAGCGCTGGCTCAAGCCATGGCGCTGCAGGCATTACCGGTGCAGCACGGAACATTTCTAGGAATTCCGCCTGCTGCCCAAGGGTGAGCCATTGCCATGCCGTATTCCACGCCGCAATTTGATGTGGCTGTGGCGCCTGCTTATCGGTCCACTTGGCGGCAGCGAGGAAGTTGCTCATTGATTAACGGTTCTTGGGGAACACCAGACGCCCGGCCTGCAGCAGCAGCTGAATCCAGCTATTGGACTTGAGCGGGCTGATCGCGATGATCTCGCTGCCAGCAGCGATGACGATGGCGATGATGGCGGCAGTCTCGGGGCTCATTGTGCTTAGATCGGTGTCTTAAGACTACTTGCCAACCTGAGTAGATGGGCTGTGTTCAAAGTGCAGTTTGGGTGCTGCTGCGTTGATTGCGAACGGGATGAGGAAGCTCAAACCGATGGCGAGGCCGACGCCAATGGCGACGCGGGTTTCGATTTCGCGGAGTCGGGAGAACGCAGCAGCCATGTCGCCGCGTTTTTCGCTGAGCTGGATCAGCACGGTCTCGAGCTTGCCTTCGAGCGATCCAAGCTTGTGGTAAATGTCTCCATGCGAGACATCGTCGGCTGGTGGCATGGGAACAATTACGCCTCAGTAGTAGCCTAGCGGCTGCTCAGTGCTCAAGCCCAAGGCCCCACGGAGGTGTTGGCACCAGCTGCGCCGATGGGCCAGATGGCAAAAAAAGACCCCGCGATTGTGGAATAGGCCCCACCCGGAGCCGCTGAAAGCTTGTACTGGGGAACAAAAGTGCCGCCTGCATCAATGCTTACCGTGCCATAATAAGTGTATCCATATTGAATTGTAGATAGGGCGGTTGCTGATGTAAGGTTTGCAATCGTCGCAACAGTAATATGAGCAGCAGATGTAGTGCCTGTGCCAACGGTTGGAGGGGCAACAGTGGCTCCTGTCACATAGGCAGTGTAAAAAATGTTGTTAAGAGTAGCGGTGCCGCCAAACAGTATTCCAAGTGTGTGGCTTGTTGTGCCCGCTGTTCTTGAAAGCAAAAAGTCAGACGTAAAGGCGTAAACAGTGCCCGCATCTAGTGAAACGCCAACATTGAACAGCGACTGCGCCGTAGAACTATTTGCCCCGGCATAGTTACTATTTAACCGATAGAACATCATCGATGGCGACACGCCACGGCTGACTGGCGTGGTGTAAAGCACCTTGCCATCAAACTCGACAGCGCCAGCTGCTGCTGTCGTCAGGTTGGTGCCTGATTGCAGGTTGAGCGGTGCGTTTGATGTCGTGCCAGCAGGCAGGACAATGGGTGTGAGAAAGTTACGGCTCATCAGCCAAGCACCACTACGCGGTAGGCGTTAGAGGCAGGGGCGGTGGCAAACACCACAGCCACGGTGTTTACGCCTGTGCGTTGCACGTCTACTTCCACGTCGTCGTACTGGCCGCTGTTGGGGAATACGCGGACGAGTACGTCGCGAGTGTTCAGGTTGTGAGTCACGGTATAGCTGGTGGCGCTGCCATCGCCTACGTTGCTGGATACCTTGCGCAGGCGGCCGGACCAGTTGGCCAGCTTGAGTGGGGTGACGATGCGGGCGTCGTCAGTGCCAGTGTCGGTTTCGGCTTGCGTTGCCAACTCGGCGATGCCAGCAGTGGATTCACTGGCGGACGGTGCCGACGTACCAAATGCAACCCAGCTGATTGAGCTGCTGCCAATGGTGCCGTTGATTTGATCTTGGCGCCATGTTGTAGCAGCGCTGGCGCCTTCCTCGACGGTGGTGACCGCCTGCTCCAGCTCGGCGAAGGTGCTTGCATCCAGCGAGCGGGTTAGCGCTACGGCAGAGCCGTTCCACACATAAATGCCGTTCTCGGATGCCGTGGATTGCGCCCGTACCAGCACGCGATCTTGGCTAGCCATCGTGATGCCGTCGATGGTGGCGCCAGGGTTGCTCAGGTCGAGGTTGGCCTGGGTGGAGACGCGGCAGCTGTCCTTCCAGGCAAGCCCTTCGACCAAACTGTCAACGTAGGACTTGGGTGCGGCGTCGCCAGCTGAACTTGGCGATGGGAGGTTGGTGACCTTGCTAACTGATTGAAAGTCGAAGTCTGTAAAGATCTTCTTGGCCATTTCAAGTCAGCCTCGCAAAGCCGGCGGTAGGTGCTGTCAATAGGATAACCGTCTGGTTAGTGCTGGGATGCGAAACCTCAGCCTGGATCTGCTGGCTGCCACTGTCGTACACATCAACGCTGGGCTTATAGCCGAGGTTGTGGTTGATGGTCCAGGTAGATGCAGAGCTGGATTGGATGAAGTCGTAGCCAGCGCCAACAACACCTTGTGGACCTTGAGGCCCGACGGTGATTGCAGTGACCGTGGAAGTTACGGGAACCGTAACTACGGTGCTACTGCCGTTTTCGGTAACGGTGACGGTATTGGTTACAGCGCTGACGTTGACAGTGGTCATGCGGTGTAACCCTCGGACACGTAAATAGCGCCCTCGAGGTAATACTCCCTTAGGCCGGAGGGGTTGGTCAGCAGAACGTCGTAGTACGCCTCGTTGGGAAAGATTGTTGTCTGGTCGTCGGTCAGGGCGATGGCGACGGTACCAGTAGCGCGGTTTGTGTAGGTAACCGTAAAGTCGGCGTATTTGCTGGTGCGGGCTTGGTTCCAGGCTTGGGCGGCGACAGTCCAGCCGGTCAAGTTGATTGCTGCGTCAGTGCTGTCTTTGAACTGCAGCGTGATGCTGTAGTCCGCCCGGCGTTGCAGGCTGATGTTGTAAGTGCCGGGCGAGATAGCCATAACTTCAGCTTAGCGTCCTTGGCCTTTAAGGGGTTTCTTCCCGCGTCGCCGGGACGACTGCGGGCGCCGTAACCAATGCTGGTGGTCTTGGGCACCGATTCCTTGCGGATGGTGCCAGAAAGACCGGCTTTCGCTTTTACTGCCATGGCAGGGCGGGCGACACGATCGGCGGATTGGCCAGGTCGGCCAGCTCGGCTGCAAGCCCTTGCTCCAGCGATTCAACGTCCAGATTGGCTTCCAGCCACTCGACGATTTGATCTTTGGTTAGATCGGGATAGGGCGTGAAAGCGTCGGGGTCCACGTCGCCCACGCCAACGGTGCCGTAGCAATCGGCGGTGTAGGCGCCGTCGGTGGCTTGGTAACGCCAGTGGATCGTCTTCACCACGTCGTCTAGGCCGTTTTCGTGGGGAGCGCAGTCCAGCTGGGGAATGACCCAGGTGTAGGTGATGTCAGTCATCGGTTTGCTCGGATTCGGTGATCTCAACGCTTTCTAGGTAGCCGACCAACGTGGCGCCAGCGGACTGGACCAGTAGGGCATTGCCGGTGGCTTTTGCGGTGGCGTAAGCCTCGATCAGCTCAACCAGCTTTTGCTTGGACTCGGGCATGGAGTGGGGTTAGATGGTGAAAGTGTAGCTGCTGCCGGATAGACAACATCACTCATACAGAATGTTCACAGTGCCTGCGTCAAAGGATGCGCTGCCGCCTGTTGTGGTAATGCGGATGCGATCCAATGTTGCAGAGAGGCCTTTTGATCCACCGCTGATAAATACAAGGTCATCATTGTCACGGGCTACTGTGCTGGATAGTACCCATGTGTTGCCAGAAACTTTAGTAATAACAGCGTGACCAGAAACGGTATCACTCGCGGCTCCTACAGCAAGTGGGAATGTGCTGGCCGATCCGCTGCTGCCTGTGTTTGGACCTGTCCATGCAAGGCCTCCGGTATAGCCAGAAGTTTCAATGCCGCCACTATCTCCTAGCTGAACTGCGAGTGTGGCAGTGGCATCCGTGCTCACGGCGTCGATCATCACGGTGATGCGCTTTGCCGATGATGGAATGCCGGTGAAATCAACGGCAGTGCCTGTCGCACTTACGGCAGTGCCAGCGGTCAGTGCGGTAACAGTGGTCCACGACGGCGACGCACCGGAGCCGTTGCTGGTGAGCACTTGGCCGCTGGTGCCGTAGTTGGCGCCGCCGATGCCGATCTGGCCACTGGTGCCGATGCGCAGGTACTCGCTTTCACTGCCACCAACGGACTTGCTAAAGGTGAAGTCGTGACTGGTGCTAGTGGCTTGGCCAAACACCCACTCAGCTGTGGCTCCTCCGTTGTAGAGGTGATACCGGGCCTGGCCAGGAGAACTGGGCGAGATGCGGATGTTGCCGATCGTGGCCGAAGGTGCAGCCAGCGCAACATCGAAGCTTGTTCCAGGAGCTGTGGTGTTTAGGCCAAGGCGGCCGGCTGAGGTGATGCGAAGGAGTTCATTATTTCCAGTTGCAAACTTAAGATTCAAAGAAGAATCGCACGCAATATACCCATACTGCGTCGATGCACTGTTATCGGCAAATTGAAGTGCTGCGGCACCAGCGGTTGCGTCTGCGCGCAATCGTACTGCATAGCCAATGCCTGCAGTTGTGTCTGCGCTTGTGACGTCTAATCTATAAGCTGGATTTGAGTTTCCAATCCCTACGTTTCCGCCAGCGCCGTTGAGAATTAGGGGGCTTGGGTTGCTGTTGTCATAAGCCTGGATGGAGCCGCGACCCAGCGTGTCGTAGAGATACCCGAGCTGCAATCGATAGGCGCCATTCCCAGATGACTCGCCAACGGTGATTTGATTGGCCGTTGCCGGAGTTGAAGGCGTGGATGACGGGACAACAGTGAAGCGGCTATAAGGGGCAGTCGTCCCTAGGCCGAGGTTGCCAGAACTGTTAATTGCAAGGTTTGTTGATCCTCGGCTGTTGTTGCCAATCCTGAACTGGTCTGTTGCGCGATCAGCCCAGATCTGCCAATTGCGTTGTCCTTGATTCTCAAATGAAATGCCGGCGCTATTGCTCCCAGCATTTGTTGCGCTGATGTTGATCTGCGCGTTGCCGTCTTCCAGCACATGCAGCCCGCTGGCCGGCGACAGCGTACCGATGCCAACGCGACCAGCGGTGTCAACTGTCAGGTAATCAGACTCTGAACCCGCGACGCTTTTGCTCAGGATGAAGTTATGACTGGATCCTGTTTTTTGACCAAACAACCATTCAGCAATACCGCCGCCGTTAAATAGGTGGTAGCGAGCTTGGCCGGCAGAACTTGGGGCAATACGAATGTTGCCGACCGTTGCGCTTGCAGTTGCCAGCGTGACATCAAGGCATGTTCCTGGCGTGGCGGTGCCGATGCCCACCTCGCCAGCAGCATCGATGAACACCCGGCCCGCGCTGTTCGTGGCCAAGCCAATTATGTTGCTGCCCGCCAAGTAGAGCCCGTTGGTTGGCGCCGAGCTGCCGCTGGGGATCAGCGCCGTGCCTGTGACGCTGCCCGTGCTGGTGATCGCCCCAGAACCCAATGTGCCGCCAATGGTGGCATTGCTGGTGGTGCTGAGACCAGTTAGCGCATAGGTGCTGGTTAGCTCTGCCCAGCTGCTGCCGTTCCACTTCTGCCAGCGGTTGACCGAGCTGTTCCAGCGGATGGCGTTTGTGGGGATGTTGCTACTGGTTGTGCCGTCAAACTGCAGCGCCAGGTCCGTGTCACGGTCCTTTACCTCCGTCACGAAGTTGGTGTACGTGCTGGTTAGCAGCGGATTGGACCAGTTGGCCATGGCTTAGCTTCCTCGGGCTTGCCAGCTGAAGGCGCCGCTCACACGGTTGCCCGCAGTGTCGAACAGCAGCACCTTGAAGCTGGTGGGATTGGCGACGTCCACAAAATCATAGATCGCGATTCTGGGCGTCGTTCCGCTTGGTGTGACACCAATGCTTTCAATGTCCACAAACGGCACATTGAAGTTGACCGTCGTTCCACCAGTATCCGCAGAGTTTGCCGTGCCATTGCCCATGTCGTTCTTGATCTTGATGTCGAGGCGGACGTTCAGTCCACTGAGCTGCAGCAGGTCATCGCCGCCTGTGCTGGTGAAGTCGTAACGGACCTTCACGTAGCGGAAGTTGGTGGCATAGATGGACTCTTGGTTTGCGTAGTCGGTCCAAGGGTCGCCAGATGCGGTTTTTACGCTGAGCGTTGGGGTTACCGTCACAGAACCGGCCACCGTCTGACGCGTGAGCGTTGAGGTGATTTTCGTGCCAGCCAGCACGGTGCTGTAGTCGAACTCCTCGACGTAGCTGCCGGTGGTGGTAGACGGCATGGCGTAGATGGTGAAGCCAGCGCTCACTTGGTCCTGCAGTGTGCTCCAGCCGCGGGAGGTGAAGTGCGACTGCCAAGTTTCTGTCGTATCTACCGTTGCCAGCAGGCCCGTGCCATTGGGCGTCAGGTTGGTGGAGGTGCCGCTAAAGGTGCTGTTGATGTCCGAGCGCAGGATGTAATCCGGAGGCTGGTTAACGAGGGCGGAGACGCTGGCCGGGGTGCCAACGTTGCCTGCACTGTCAATGCCCGCCAGCCAGTAGGTGTAGGTGCCAGAGACGGTCTCAAATACCGTGGTGAACAGCCCCTGCTTGGTGCCGACCGAGGTGCCGCTTGCGTAGGTGGTGCCGCGGCGCAGTTCGTAATAGACGATGGGCAGCGTTTGCGTGGAGTCGGTCCAGCGCAGCAACACGTTGTTGTCAATCACTTGCTGGCTGATCACAGGTGCCGATGGCGACGTGACCACCACGTCTTGGAATTGCTCGGGGCCCTGGTTGCCAATAACGTCAACTGCCGCTACCCAGAATCGCTGCGTGCCGGTCCAATCAACCTTCAGGCTGTAGGCAGTGGATTTGATTTCAGCCAATGTGGTAGCTGATGCAAAGGTGCTGCCCCTGAGCACTTTGTAGTAGGCCGTTTCAAGGCTGCCCTGCACGGGATCCCAGCTCAACAGGACCTGTTCACCCCTGAAAGCGTTTTGCACATTAGGAGCTGGCGGCACCGTGGGGCCGATAGCAACAGTTGCAGCAGCGCCAAGATTGTTGTTTGCGTCAACAGCTTGGACAGTGAATGTCTGCGAACCTGTCCAGTCAACACGCGTGGTGTAGTTTGTAGATTGCAAAATTGCAACAGTTGCGTCGTTGCGTGCAATTCGGTAAAAGCGCGTTTTTGTCGTACCGTTTACTTCGCTCCAAGTCAGTACGGCGTTTTGGCCTGTGTAAGAAACGGAAACGGTTGGCGCGGCGGATTGGGTGATTGTGACTGCTGCTGAACCTTCGGCACTCTCGTTGCCGGCCAAGTCCACCGCTTTCACGTAGAAAGTCCGCACGCCGTTCCAGATGATCGGTAGCGACGTGGTGGTGGTCTTGATTTCGCCAATGGCACCGGCACTGGACCGGACCGCATAGGCGGCGATGGCATAGCTGGCGGTGGATGCTGGCCAACTGAGTGTCACCAAGTCGCCGGCCACTGTGGCGGTGACGCTTGGTGTTGAAGGTGAAGTGATGGTGACGGTGGTGCTGGCAGCTGCGGCGCTGTAGACACCTGAGGTGTCGATGGCGCGGATCATGTAGCTGCGCGTACCAGGAGCCAGCTGGCCGAGTTTGTAGCTCGTGGCGGCCACCTTGGTGACAAACGTGGCGGATGCCCAGACTGTGCCCTGTCTAATTTCGTATTCGCTGAGATCGAGGTCGGGGACGGGGTTCCAGATCAACGTGGCGCCGATGTTGCCGTCGAGGACCGATGAAAAGCCGGTGACATTGGACGGTGGGGCTGTCTTACCAAGTGCTGTGATGCTGCCGGTGGCTGCTGTGGTGGACAGCTTCAGGGCGGCGCTCATGGAGAACACCTGCACCTCAAATAGTCCGGGCGTGATGTCAAGAATTTCGTAGTCGCTGGTCAGCACATCGACCACAGCCCAGTTGGCGTTGTCTTTGCGCCACTTCACCCGGTACTGGGCAATGCCAAGCACCGCCGGCCAGGAGACGATTACCTTGGCGCGGATCTGGTTCTGGTAGCTGTAGAGCGCCTCCTCAAACGAGAGGCTGGCTGGTGCATCGGGTATCTCGTTGAGATCGGTTATGTCGCGAACCTCAAGAGGCCGGCCTCGCTCCACGTAGGCGTACTTGCTCGAGTTGTAGGCGAGGGCCGAGATCTGGTAGGTGGCCTGATCTTGTTCGGCAACGCTGATCACGCGCCAGGTCGAGGTCTGGATTGAAGCGGTTTCGAGGATCCAGATGCTGTTGGCGTTGGGTGCCGTGGGTAGTGCGGATGTCAGGTTGATGACCTTGCCGGCGATACTGGCGACGCTGCGGGCGGCCACCGTGCCATCCGGCAGGATGACCGACAGCGTGGCGCCGCTTGATGTCAGGCCGGTTGCGTCATCGACGGTGATTGCCGTGGTGGTTGCGGAGGCGATGCGGCCACCGCGGCGGGCACCAGCTCGCACGGGGTCGCTGACCTCGATGATCTGGCCAGGGCGCACCACCACGCCGGCGTCGATGCTGGCGGAGAAGCTGATTACTTCGCCTTCAGCTTGCTCCGAGTAGAGAAGCCACTCCCCGATTCGACCGGCTTGCCCACGACTGGTGCAAGCAAAGGCGCTGATCTCAGTGGTGATGGCGCCGTATTTGCTGATCGAGGTTTGATCCTCGACGACCTCGTAGGCAACATCCCGCAGCTCTAGGTCTAGGTAACTGACAACGGCTACATTCGGCCGTGTCTTTAGGCTGCTGCCCGAATAGCTGAAGCCTTCCTCGGAGACGTTTGCCAGCGTGAACAGATAGGCGGAGTCAGCGGGGCGGTCTTGGCTAATGGTTAGCGCACCAGTGCTCCAGTAGGGCATGGCCCGGAACACCGAACACATGTCATTGATCAACTTGTAGGCGTCTTCCTGCGTTTGGATGTTGATGTTGCAGGAGAAACGGGGCTCTTGACCGCCGAAGCCGTCAGGTACCAATTCAGCGCAATACTGGCTGGCGGAGTAGAAAGCAAACTTGTCCAGCTGGGCGGCGCTGATGTGCTGGCCGAATCCGTAGCGGGAGGTGAGCAGATCCCACAGGATCCAGGCGGGGTCGCTGCACCATTGCGCGGCGTTAAAGCTGCCATTCCATATGCCTGCATAGATCAGGCGGCCGGTGACTGAATCGACGGTGGCGTTATTGGGAATGCGGACCTTGATGCCACGCACCAAGTAGGTGCGCGAAGGGATGGAGTTGAACTGCTCAGCGTCGATGCGTACTGCTACTAATGCGCTGTTGGGATAGCGCAGCTTTGCATAGGTAAGTTCTGTGTAACTCGACCAACTGAATGCGTTTGTGATTTTTGCGGATTCACCGCCTGGTGCGTCTTGCTCTGAGTTGTCGTCGGTGACGCGAGTCACCTTGATATTGACAGGTTTGGATCCCGTCAGGGTAATTAGGTAGTCGCGTTGGTATAGATCGGCTGTGCGGCCTCTGATTACGTCATCAACAACAACGGTATAACCACCGCTTGAGTATTGCGTGGAGATCTGAAATCTGAAAACACTGCCAACAATGTCACCTTGATCTGTGATTCGCTGCAGGGCAGGAATGTTTATGGTGACGCGGACGGCATCGACTGCGGTGTCTGTGATACTGCGAACGACTGGCGTTGCCTGGAGAACTGTTACGCCAACGGCAACTTCGTTCTCAACAGCATCAACGGTTGGGATGTAGTCCTGGTTCTGTGTTCCGTTGCGTGTCCAGACTGTTACGTTGTTGAAGTTGTAGGAGTTGTCTTGATTTTGTAGGGGAGTGTTATTGATGAAGATCGATTTGTGGCCGTCTTTGAGTCCTTGGATTTCGCCTTCGCTGATGAGGTCGATGAGGTTGGCGTATTGCCTTGAGTTGAGCGTGTCGGCAGCTTCGGTGGGCGTATAGGTCTGCGGGCCACCGCCACTGCTGCGGCCTTTGCCGCCACCGCCACCGCCACCGCCACCAGAACCGCCAATCCGTTTCATGCTGTTACCTGCTCAGTGTCGATGCCTGCTGAAATCACAATTGAGCCCACCAGTGTCTCGCCGTAAACGATGGGCACTGGAGTGCCTTGACGGCTGGTATTCTGTATTCCGCTGAAGGAATAGCTTTTGCGGGGGTCCTTGGCGGTGTCAACCGTTGAGGGGGCGCTAAGTGTTGGGACAGGTGTAAGTAGCTGAGATACGCCACCGAGAGCAAGAACGGCGCCTACGCCTTTTAAGGCCGTAAATAATCCGATATTTTTGGCGAATGCCGCTCCCAAGAAACCAGCACCGCTAGCGAAAGCCAGCGCTACCAACGCCACTCCGGCAATAATTCGCCCCGTAGCGCCAGCGCCGGTCACCACTGGCACGATCTTGATCTCTTGGCTGCCGGCTGGATCGTGGATCTCGTCAAGCGATAGATCGTAGGTGCCGACGCTTACGCGGTAGTGCTGTTCCGCCATGTGGCGTTCCAGCTGGGGGAAATTGGTTACAAGGAAGCGAACAGCCTCGGCTGCGTTGGAAACTTCGGCTTCGAACTTGCGGCGCTTCAGGAACTTGGCCAAGCGCCCGTAGATGCGGATTGTGCGCAACATCACGTCAGCTCTAGCCTCCCTGCATCGTAATGGCGGAGACGGCGGCCAGTGCATTTCTGCAGCCAGCCGCCGTACATGTCGCGACTACTGAGCCGGCCGCGAATGTGGTGCAGCACCAGCTGGTCGCCGATGTAAACGCCGACGTGATTGAGGCCGGAACCGCTGATGCTCATCAGTAGCGCATCGCCGGGCTGCAGCTCTTCCTCTTCGTCCAGCTCGCGGAAGCCGGCTTCTTTCCAGTAGCGATCAAACAGGGGATCTGCCTCAAATGCCTCTGGCGTCAGCGGGCGCTCCCAGTCGGGTAGTTGCAGGCCATGCTCGACGTACCAGTCACGGGCCAGCGTCCAGCAGTCGGTAATGCCCCATGCCCATTCGCGGCCGACTAGGGGTGCCTTGTAGCCGGATGGTTCGCAGCCGCCCCACACCTCGGTTTTGGGGTTGACGATATGCCACGGTAGGCCGCTGTTTTCGCAGGCCACCAGATCAGGGCCGCTGGGTTGTGGCGGGGTGACCGGATGGCTATGGACCACCGCGATGATTTCGCCGGCATCTTCGGCGGCTGCGTAGTCATCCGGGTTGAGGATGAACTGGTCTGCACCGGTGCAGAGGTTCTGGCACGGCCAGTAGCGTTCGCGGCCTTTGACCACCACCAGCAGCCCGCAGGCTTCGCGTGGATCCTCGGCCTTGGCGTGATCAAGTGCTGCGGTACGCCAGGTCATGAGGAATATGTGCCCACGCCGGGGAATGAGCCAAAGGGCAACGGGGCTGTTGAGCCAAAGCGGATTTGACAGCTGCTCAATCGTTTGCCGCAGACATCTTCTGGCGCGGTGGCGACGCTTTGATCGTTTTCGTTGTAGTAGGAAGTGCCGGTGTAGCTACACTCTGCAGACCTGTAGGCCCACTGGCAAATGTTGCTGATGCACTGGCGTCGGGGTGCACGTACCCCGATCAGATCGAACGCCGCTGCGAGTTCAAACTCCACCGCATCGCGGGTTTCGACTGACTTGCGGTCGATGTAGTAGACCTCGCGTGGAAACTCTGCTGTCGGGTCCGGGGTGCCGTAAGGGTTGACGCCACCGGGGAAATTCACAGCGTCGATGTACCGGGCTAGGGTGCGGATCCGGGACACCTTGGCACCTTCCAGGCCCTTTGGCAAGGTCAGCAAGATTGCGGTGATGGTGCCCATGATGTTGCTGCAGCGCAGGCGTGGACGAGGCAGGGAACCCTTGCCTTCATAAGCAAAACCGTCTGCCTCAATGGGAAAGCGGAGGTAGCTATTGCCGGCCCATACCAGCTCACCGTTGGCGTTCAGGTTGGTGCCAGCGTGGAAGCGGTAAATGTCGGCTACGCCGTGTTGCGGGACGTTCAACTCCAGCACGAATAGCTCGATAACGGCGCTGGGCGCGATTGCCTGAAGATCAGAAACGGGGACGGTCACGGCTCAAATACCTGCGTGAAGGTCGCGTCAATCTTGCTGCGATCAAAATCAAATAGCTCGCGCGTCCAGCTAGGGCAAATCCACTTGTAGCTGACGGCTTCACCTGGAGGGGTCCAAGTGAAAGAAGCGGCATCAGCAGCCCGAGCGTCTAGGAATGCTTCGATGACGTCGGCGTCATCGTCGGTGACGTTAAAAGACAGTCGCCATTCCTTGGGGTTTTGGTTGAGGCCGAACGTGACGCGCTGCTGGTAACCGTCGCCAAATTGCGTAGTGCGAATCTTTGGCTCGCTGCTTTTGGTGGCCGAATACGTCGGTTTGTAGTTGGGGAAGGTAGCCATTACACCAGCAAGCCTCCAGGGCGTTTTTGTTTGATGAGTTCTTGCTGGACGGCGGCAGCAATGACGCGGCCCAGTTGGTTGCCCTGTTGGTCGTTGCCTTCTACTTTACTGCCGCTGGCATCGACATTCACTACAACGTTTGTGTCGCCGCCTCCCGCCAGCTTGTTGTTGGGCACGATGGTGCCACTGCGGCCAGGCACGAATAGTTCAGGACCGCGTTCGCCGACAAGATATGTCGAGCCGCCAGCGACAGGGCCTCCGTTGGCGCGTGGCTTAAACAAGCCGCCCAGTAATCCGCCTCCGGTGCCGGTGCCGGACATTGCCCCAAACAACGCCATGTTGATGGCTACGTCTAAAAGCTTATTGGCAATGTTTTTCAATACGCCACTAGCCGCTTCGCCCAGCGTTTTGGTGCCATCGACGGCGCTTTGTATTGCATCGACAATGCCCGATTTAATAGACATGCCAATGTCGGTGTATACATCTTTCAGCTGCTGGGCGGCAGTCTTGGCCGCTTCTTGCTCTTTGGTGAGCTTTTGAATCTCGGCAATTTTCAGGCCAAGCGCTTGCCTGTCTGCATCGGTTAGAACGATGCCAGCCTTCTTAAGTGTGTTCTCAATTTCCAGCAATTGCAATGCTTGCTGCTGAGCTTCCGTCACAGCAGATATCTTGATCTTTTGCATGTCAAGGTTGACAATCGCTTCGGCAATTGCTTGTTGTTGCTGGCGGTATTGTTCTTCCGCTTTGCCTGTTTGCTCGGCAAGCAACGTATTGATTTCCAATTCAAGCCCGAGCCTTTTTGTTTTGAGATCATTGGTGGTCTCATCAAAGGCCAAGGCTGCACGTGCCTTGTCTTGCTCAGATGCGATAATCTCTGCTCGCACTCCTGCCCGTTTAGTTAGTGTTTCATCAATCGCGCCAATCTGATACTTGATATTGAGCAGTTTTGACGAGTATTCAACCATTCGCTGTGCCTGCTGCGGATTCTCGCTTGCGGCGGCGGTGTTCATCATCTTTGCAGTGGCTGCAGACAGCCTTGCCTGCTGCTCTTGCAACCTGCGCCCGATATTGCCGCCGATTAGGTCGTCAATGTTGAGCGCTTTGCTGCGCTTCTCCTTCTCAGTTCCTGGCAGCAGTGCTGGGGTCGCAGGTGTAGCAGCGGCAGGCCTATTGGGCCTTGCGGCTGCATTGCGACGACGTAATTCATAATCCGCTCGTTGCTGCTCAATGTTGCGCTGACGCATTTCATACATCATCCCTTGCTGCGTGAAGGGATTCAAATTCATGGCGCGCACTGCAGCGTCTGCATTACGCGCAAATTGAGCCTCTCTCTCTTTAGAGCCGGCCTCATCAAACATTCTCTGAATTTCGCCAATGGCATCAGTTGCCTGATCCATGAGCGACTTGATTACGGGCGATAGCGTTTTACCGATTGTCTGTGCCAGCGTTTGTATAGAATCCTGCAGAGTGCTGAACTTGCCTTGCAGCGTATCACTCTGTGCAATGGCACCATTGGCGTATTTACCGCCAGCGTTGGTCAGCCGAATAACTGCAACCTCGACCGCCTCGGCTCCAATGCGGCCTTTACTCAACGCTTTTTGAAATTCCTCTCCAGATAGCCCATACATCTTGCGCAACTCTTGCTGCAGTGCCACGCCGCGCTCTTGAAACTGCAGCAGTTCCTCGCCTTGCAGCCTGCCTTTGGCCTGCACTTGGCCATAGGCAGTGACTAGACCTTGCAGCTCGGCACCAGTGGCGCCGCTGACATCAGCCAGCCGCCTGGTGGTTTCGACTACCTTGTCGGCCTGTATGCCAAACGCCTGTAGTCGCTTGGCCGAATCGATCAACTCGGTGCTAGTGAATGGCGTTACAGCGCCCAGCTGTTGCAGCTCTTTGATGATCTGCCCGGCTTTTTCTGCGCTGCCGGTCAATACCTCAAGGCTGCGCGTTTGGCTTTCTAGCTCAGCCGTCTTGGCAAATACAAACTTGAATGCCTGCAGCGCGCCAAAGGCAACTGCAAGCTTGCCAACGGCGGCGCGAAGGCCATCGAATGCCCGCTCAGTAGCGCTTGCTTGCGACTGTACCTCGCGCAGCTTGCTAACAGCATTGCGGCTGTCGACGTTAATCGCGACATTAGCGACGACAGACACAGCGCAACCCTACCGCCTTTGCTTCATTCTACGCTCCTGCTCCTCGTTTTGAAGCTCAAAGTAGCTGCTCCAAATGAGCAACTCCTCTAGCGTCACCTCTTGATTGAGCCTAGCCAAGCTATAGCCAAGCTCCTTTGCAACGCCAAGCTGTAGCAGTAGCAGATTGTCTTTACTTAGCTCCTTCTTTAACGCTTTTCATGTCCAGCTGCTCTGCATCCTCAGGATTGGTAATAATTGCCAGCATCAAGGCTTGCAAGTCAGCGTCGAGCACTTCCTCTTTAAGTTCGGCAATTTCACCGGCCGCAAACAACCGCTTGCCAGTATCGTCCATAGCCTTTGTGACAAGCAGGTTCAATGCAAAACCATTGGTATTGCTGCCGCCAGGCATGTTCTCTGCGCGGTCGCGTTCGCCCATGGTCAACGGCGCAGCGTAAAACTCAAACACGCTGCCATCGTTTAGTGTTACAACCCGCTTGGTTGGTGTCAGGTTGGCTGCTTTTTTGAGGCGCGCAAGCGAGGATCCCATAAAAATTGGTGAGTTAGGTGTACTCTACGCACAAAAAAGCCCCAGCGCAAGCCGGGGCAATTTTGCTATTAGGCGCTGGTACTGAAGTCAAACGTCGGCACGCCAGCTGGACGGAAGGCGATCTCCACCTGCTGGGCATCGTCAGGGTTGACATTCAGGCTGGCTGAGGTCAGCACTGCATCCATAGCGATACTGCGGCTCAGTGCCTCAGTCCCCTGCTTGTCGGTGTACAGCTTGAAGGCGCAGCCCACTTGCTGACGCTGCAGTACGTCTTCCACCATGCGGTTAGACAGGGCGGCATCTTCGTTGGTCACGTAGACAGTGGCGGTGCCATTGCCGTCGGCAAAGCCAGGAATGTAAGCCCGGAAGGGTGCATACTGCCCAGCGGCTTGGCCGATGGTGGTCACGTCAATCTCAGCGCGGCTGATCTCAAAAGACCAAGACTGCACTTGCCCAACGGCGGCGTAGTCGGCGTAGTACACCTCAAACTCGTTGGGTGCCACTGCCGTGCCGTCGTCAGTGATGGCAAGGATGGTGCCACCAGCAGCCGTGGAGACGGTCAGCGCACCAGTGGCAGCCGTGTAGGACAGCACGTAGTAGGTGGTGGCTGCATCAATGGGAGACGGCAGCGTACCAGTGCCGGATCCGCCAGTCTGGCTGTTGATGACGCGGAACTTGACCGGATCGCCAGCCTTGAAATTCAGGTACGGCTGAACGGTAATGACATCCGTGCTGGCATTGACGCCAGACTCGGGGAAGTTGCCGTTGGTGCCGGCGGGTTTGTAGTAGAGGGCGCCGGACGTACCGGACAGAACAGTAACAGCCATGTTGTGAACGGTAGTGGCTGCGCTCAGTCTAAATAGGCTTCAAACGTTGCGGTTAACTGCGTCTGGTAATAAGGCTGTGGCGCGGCAGGCGTTACCTGTGCTGGCCCTGAAGCTGCGTCAAAGATAATGCTTGAAAACTTGGCGCGATCAAACAAATCCTTTAGCCGCTCTGCAATGGTGAAATTAGCAGCAGTGCCTTGACCCTGTGGCGTAAAGACATTGACCACCAGCGTGCCAGTCTGGCGGTTGAAGCCAACGCCACCAGTCGGCAGCAGCGTGGCGTAGCTGTTATCGCCAAAGCGGATGAACACCTGCACCCATGGCGTGTTGTTGGGCGGCGTGAATGGTACGTTCTGATAGCTGACTGGATACGCCGGGGCAATGGCCATCTGCGTTGCAATGCGCCCTTCAATGGCGGCACGAACGTCGTTGTAGGTGCTGCTCATGATTCCCTCCCGATGCGGTCTGCATTTGTACGTACAAACCCTTGGATGTCTTTAGCGATGCCTTGCACCCATCCAGGCCCATCGGTTTGGATGCTGCTACCACCGCCGGGGCTCGCCCAGTTGGTTACAGTGCGACGTGGGTTGTATCGCACTTCAGTTTTGCTGCCTGATCCGGCTGCGCCAGTCGCAAGCTTTTCGGCGTAGGGGAGGTTGTTGTGAACGCTGTAGATATTCCCGATGCGTTCGCGGCTGTAGCCAAGGCGCTCAATCGGCAGTTGATTAGGGTAAACGCCTTCAGGCTTTCGCCCGCCGGGCGCCGAGTTTTCACCTACTTGCCAGCTTGCACGAAAACGGCCAAGATCGACAGGGCTAAGCATCTTGACGCGGTTGTCAGTTTCAAGCACCGCAACGCGCAGCAGCTTCTCCATTTGCTGCTGAGCGTAATCACCAATATCACCAACTCGTATGGTGCGTGCCATTATGCCCTCAGGATCAGTTCGTAAGTGATGGCGATGTTATCTTGCTCAATGGTCCGCACCTCAATCACCTGCAGCGCACGACCTGCAATGATGACGCGATCGGCTGTAGTCGGTGCGCTGGCCAAATCAACCGCTGCAATCATTAACCGTTTGTCGCCAGCTTGGATAAGGTCGTTCACCTCACGCAGGCTGACATCTTCCAATACGCCACGCACTGTGGTATCTGCAGTGGTCTCAGCGGCAGTGCCAGTTGTTGGGTTGTAGCTACCCATCGTGACACGGCGGATGGTCGCCTCACCGCCAAATCGTGCCATCAGCTTGCTGGCAACCTTGCGTAGCGGGTTAGCTAAAGACATCAGGCCACTTGCACTGCAGTCAGGATAATGCCAGGGATAGATGGATGCGCCGGTTCTGATGGCGACGATGGCAGTGATTGGATGCTAGCTGCTACGTTTGTGGTAGACCAGATCAATTCTAAGTAATCATTAGCGGCAAGTTTTAGAACATAGTTCACGCAACCAATAACGTGGCCATCAACGTTGCCATGTCTTGAAATGATGCTGAATTTGCTATCTGACGCAGGTACATCACCACTGGCGCCGCTGTCATTCTTGCGTAGCCAGATGTTGATGTCGTGAATCGATGTGCTGGTATTTACAAATTGGACCGAATAAATGATGCTGTAAACACCACTGCGGGAAAACGTAACGCGCGAACCGCTGGCAATGCTGATGCCTTGGCTGTCTGGATCTGTTGAGCCAATGGCAACTGAGTACGCCGTATTGGCTGCTGCGGCAATTTGCTGTGTTGTGTCATAAAACGACCCCCACAGCAATTGATTGCGGACGGTATCAAGCTGACTGGTAAATGGATTTAGCTTAAATGCCACAAGTTAACTCCGCACAACGGTCAGCATGTTGTTGTTGGTGTCGTATGTCATTGTTAAAACAGCAACGACTTTGCCGCTAGTGCCGCCGCGCTTGTACGTTGCAGTCAGCAAATTGTTGCTGGCATCGTAAGTGTTAACAATGCAGTCATGCGTTGGGATGTCAAGCCCTTGCCTGGGAAATGCATCGCCGCCGCCAGGGAGAACGTATGTCATCACACTTTGTATGCAACAACTTTGCCGGAAGCCAATGTGACGCTGGTAAACACGCCAGAAATGGAATCGCCCGCCTTGAGTGGCACTGATGCAAACGTATTGCCAGTTTGGTTTTCAATCACTGCGCTGGCGATCACGGCATCAGCCACGGCGTAGATCTGCCAGAAGCGGCCGGTATGCGCAGCGGTATCGTCGATGTATTCAAAACCGATGCTATAAGACCGATCCATGGTCAGCTCCGTTTGATCGCAACGTTACCTGGTCCGCTGATTCTAAGCCCTGTCAAATAGCGCTCCATGATCGGCGGTACCTTGTCAACGCCAACGGCGCCATAGCCAAGGTTAGGCGTCACATCTAGGCTGCCGATTTTGACGTTTTTGTAGTCTTCCAGCCCGCTAAGGCCAAGGCCGTCTGGGTTGTTGTTAAGGTAAACGGCCAGCACCACCTGCGCGCGCTTGATTTGATCTGGGATTTCGTTGT